AGTATGACCGGTATGTTGCCGTCCGGTACACCTCTCACATCTATGTTGGGCTGTCTGATAAATTCTACTTATTATCGGATGGCTTTCCATTATCTGTATTCAGGACCTAGAGTTTTTTCTGATTTGGTTACTTTACGTGTATATGGGGATGACTCTATTGCTAATGTATCTAAAGATGCTAACTTTTTTACAGTTAGCAATGTACTTAAGGCTTGGGATTCATTAGGTATTTTAGGTACAGATATGGAGAAGAAAGGACGCACATCTAACAAACGCTTTTACAAACTTCATGAAGTGGAATTTCTAAAAAGAAGACTTGTATATGTAAAAGAGTTTGGTATGGTAGTTGCGCCTTTATCTAAGAAAAGCATGTTTAAGTGTATTATGTGCCATGTTCCACCGCGCACTGTTACACTTGAATTTTTAACAGGACAATGTATAGACAATTTCTTGTTTGAAGCAAAGTTTCATGGAAAACAGTTTTATGAGGATTCACGCCGAAAGTTGCGTATAATTGCTACTAAACATGATTTGTTAAGATTTTGTAACCTGTTAGAAGTTAGCTTTTCAGAAATGGTTGAAAAATGGAAGGTGGATAATGACGATTGTGTATTGGTTACCGAACAATGGAGGAAATGTCAACCCCTGTGGTTTAGGCTTGCGCAAGAGTTTAGTTTTGACATACAAAATTGGTCCGTATGGACCCAAAGTACTACAGAAAATTATAAACTAAATGACGAGAACCAGCGCGTCACTAAACTGGGAGTCGTTTCGGATGGAGCGCAATTACAAATGCAATCAGGCGTAGAAAAAGATGAAGAACAAGTGGTAACTTTTGTACAAACAGAGGAACCTATGGTGTTAAATTTGTCGGGGGCTAGGGCTGATACGCGGTTATTACATGACAATATCTCTTTGAGTGATTTTTTAAAGCGTCCCTTGCTAATAAAAACTATTAGTTGGGGTGCTGGACCTATTCATACAGATGTAGATCCATGGGTATCTTTGTTATCTAATCCTAGAATACAGAATAGGATAAATAACTTTCAATTATTTAGAGGGACGTGTCATGTTAAGTTTTTATTAAATGGTAATGGTTTCTTTTATGGAAGGATGATGGCGTCCTATCTACCTTTTAGTGAATTAACCTTTACTAGGCCGGTGTCTTCTATAGGTGGAGAAGACTTATTAGTGCCAATATCACAGTATCCTCGTGTTTTCTTGGATCCTTCAACATCTGGTGGAGCAG